AAACAAGAAAAAGAAATTTTGGAAAAACAAGAAAAAGAAATTTTGGAAAAACAAGAAAAAGAAATTTTGGAAAAACAAGAAAAAGAAATTTTGGAAAAAGAAGTTTTGGAAAAAAAAACAAAACGGGAAAAACAAAAAATAAATAAACACAATCAACGACTTCGATATAAAGAAAAAATAAAATCAGAAATTCTCGATTCCACTACTCCAACAGTGATTCTTGATCATGATCCGTCCTTTGATTCATTATCTCCAACAGTGAATGTTGAATCAGGATTTGTAGTAGAATGCGTTGATTCAATTGTGGAAAAATGTATTGAATCATCTCATGTGATGGATGTGGTAGAATCAGTGGTAGATGCAGTAGAACCATGTGTTAAATCTCATCTCGCGGAATCGATAGTGGCGGATCTGTTAGATGCGGTAGAATCTCATGTCGCGGAATCGATGGTTGCGGATGTGGCAGAATCAGTGGTAGAACATATTCCAACTCCAGTAGTGATTCCTGATTTCAGTAAAATGGATATGCCAGATTTGCGTGTACATGTTTATTCCACATTGAATCAGTTGTCGGCAGAACGTGATCAATACTTTGCGAATATATATCAAAAAATGCGTAACAATGAATTGGCATGCACCGAATTGCGTATTCGATTATTGGAATTAAAATATGGTATTGCAGAATATAAAAAAGATTTCGCGATATTTCGCAAAAATTTAGATGAATATTTACAGAAAGCAGAAGAAATCGAAATCAGAAATACGGTAGAATAATAATGTGCCAACGAATAATTTTATGAAAAAATATGAAAAATATAAAAATTTAAACCCTTGAAGAATTAAAATGGGACATTTTAATTCTCCAAGGGTCAGATATCAGTAACGATTTGAAATGACGCCCTCTGGGGCGTCCCATTTTAAATCTTCACTGGTATAATTAGATCAATATATGATTTTGATTTCTAAAATATATTGATACATCTATCAAACACAGATTATTTCGCATATATACTCAATGTTCTCGCACTCGCATCTGTCGCCCCTTTCACAAATCGCGGCATCCACATATACGGCACAACATGCCCTTGGCCCGGATACGCTTCTTCAAAGATTTCCCTGTAGTACACTTGTTCCCAGGTTTGCGGCGGATTATGCGCATACTTGCTTCGATATTCCTCGATCAGATTTGTTTGCATTGCGTATATTTTCTCCACATGTTCCTGTATGATTTCAAACAGGGATCTGCTCGTTTTACTCACTCCGTCGCTGAATGCCTCTTTCGTGCGCCACAGGACTTCGTCCGGCAACAGGTCGCCCATATAGCAATGGAATGCCGACCGCAACATATATTTCTCACACGTCCGATTTTGATTGGATGAATGATTCCGCAATTCCATCGGAATCGACAAATACGTCTGTACGAACCAGCGGTCCAAGAAAGGCGTCCTCGGCTCCAGACCATGACTCGAAATCGATTTGTCCGATCGCAATACATCAAACAGGTGAATATCGCGCAGCAATCGGCGGCATTCTAAATCGAACTCGATGGAATTCGGCGCGCACTGGAAATACAAATATCCCCCCGTCAATTCGTCCGACCCGTCTCCATTGAATATAACCTTGGCCTCGCTATTCGCCCGGATGTATTTGCCCAACAGGTAATTGCCAATGCTCGCACGCACTGTCGTCGTATCATAACTCTCGATCGCGCGAATGACTTCCGGAATCGCCTCCACGAAATCGGATTCCTGTAGGACAATTTCGGTATGTTTCGTTTTCAAGTGATCGGCCACTTTTCGCGCATAGACCAGATCCACTGATCCCTCGAGTCCAATGCTGTACGTCTCCAGCGGATACGGCAATTCATTCTCGCTATGATACTGCGCAACGAGCGCGGTTATGAGACTGCTGTCAAGACCACCCGATAAAAGACAGGCGATGGGCCGCTCCGTCGTCTCGCACCTCTTGTATACGGCTTCTATCAATCCCGCGCGAATACGATGAAATGCCGCGCGCATTTGTTGACCCCGCGTATCATCTTCCACTTTTCCAACAGGGTCTTCTTGATTGTGTGTCGCGCTATGCAAACCATGGAACCCAATGACTGGAGGCAAATGGAATCGCATATTTTCCTGTTGGAGTTGCCATTTATCACAGATCTGGAATCCGAGTGAATAGACGGAATACGTTCCCGGTACGAAATGTGCCACTTTTTTGCCAAATACAGTCAAACACTTTATTTCGCTTGCAAACCCGAACATTGTATCCGTTTCTTTGTGCAGAAACTGATAGAGCGGTCGCACACCAAATGGATCCCTCGCCACATACATTTTAGCCGAATCCGAGTAAATGTCGTAATCGATCAATATGAAAGCAAACACACCATCGAGTAATTGCAATGTCTGTTCGATGCCGAATTTGCGATATAAATGCAGAATGATTTCGCAGTCGCTCTGTGTTCTCGGTTGAAATGCAGTACTGTCGAATTTCTCACCGTCGAATTCATAGAGGGGTTCTGGCGAGCCCAGGATCTCATACAGCCGCTTGTAATTATAAATCTCACCATTGCAAATGAGCGTCAAATTCCCCTGTTGGAGAGGCTGATTGGATGCATTATTTAGTCCATTGATCGCTAAGCGATGGAATCCCAAGTAAGCTTGGGTGCCAATGGTCTGAAATACGCTGTTCTCGGGCCCTCGACTGGATCCATTCATAAACGCGGTTTTATACGTTTGTTCCGGAATCTTGGGCGAAGGATTGAAAATACCAAATATTCCACACATTATTCTATGTTCACTATGTTTTTTGCCTGCAAGTTTCTATATTCATTTATCTATATGCAGATGACCACCGCCACCGTTCAATCAAATAAGAAGAGAACCATACATATATTTGGCGACTCGCATGCAAATTTCAATTTCTCGAAATTGCAATCAGAGTATCCCGTGCAAAATCACTATAGAAATTCAATCACATTACACCGTGTTGGAAGAGACTCAATGAAATATATTGATTTCCGAAAATACAACATAACTTCTACAGATATAATTGTCTATCAGTTCGGCGAAATCGATTGCAGATGTCATATTCATAAACAGATGGGAACTGGGCGGAGACTTTCCGAAATTGTAGAAAATCTAGTGACGCCGTATTTGGATTCGATTCAAGAGAACCTGCGTCAAATGAAGACCGCGTCAGAACCGAAAGGATATTCAATGTCGCGATTCAGCATGCAATTTACACAACCATTGAATCTGTCATCATCAGCATCAGAGGATGCGGACCCTGTTGTGATTGTGTGTTGTATACCGCCGCCAATGAACAATCATAAAACAATTGTGAATGATTTTGGTGAGTTTCCATTTAGAGGATCGAATGCCGATCGTGCAATGTATACTGAAACAATGAATGCGGCTCTCCAACAGGGTTGTTTTGCCCGGGGATTTTTATTTTTTAACTATTATGCGAATTTTATAGATGCATCAGATCCTTCTTGTAAAATGCTGGATGTTGCAATCAGTGATGGGATATGTCATATTCAGAAGAATGGCAAATTATTGGAAAAATTTCGAGGGTTCATTTCGAATTTGTAGTGATAGTGATAGTGATAGTGATAGTGATAGATAAAAAATTGATTGATTTTTTTATGAAGGACCGTTTGTATAACAGCCCCCTCAAAACGGAATAATAAAACACGAGAACAACACGGAAAAAGGAAGATGATTGCCAACTTGAAAAACCATGTCAATGAAGTTGCCCGTACAGCGTTTGATGAATCGAATCCATTACGATTACAGATGGAGTTCACTTACATGGCGAATTCAGACAAACGCGCATTGTTAGAATATCAGGGCATATCTACATCTGATCTAGCTGACCATAAACTGGTTGCCGCATGTATGATTGCGTACTATTACGACGTTTACTCGGACGATGTTGAATGGGAAGATTCTGATGGAGCGGTGGATCAAAAAAGTCATGAGTTGATCGAACAGAAAGCTAAATGGAAGAAGATTATGGAATCTACGGAAGCGCCGGTTTATCCTTATAGAGAATTCGAAGAGGAAGAAGGACGTCTACAGGTGATTCTTGAGAGAAGACCGCGATTCTTCTCTCGTGATTCGAGCGATAAATAACAACTCGTACTAGCATTTTGTCTAAGAAAAAAGAGAGACAAAAGACAAAAGACAAAAGACAAAAGACAAAAGACAAAAGACAAAAGACAAAAGACAAAAGACAAAAGACAAAAGACAAAAGACAAAAGACAAAAGACAAAAGACAAAAGACAAAAGACAAACAGAAAAAAGAGACAAAAGACAAAGACAAAAGACAAAAGACAAAAGACAAAAGACAAAAGACAAACAGAAAAAAGAGACAAAAGACAAAGACAAAAGACAAACAGAAAAAAGAGACAAAACCCCTTTTTTCTGTTTTCTGTTTTTCTGTTTTTCTGTTTTTCTATTTTTCTATTTTTCTGTTTTTCTGTTTTTCTGTTTTTCTATTTTTCTATTTTTCTATTTTTCTATTTTTCTGTTTTTCTATTTTTCTGTTTTTCTATTTTTCTATTTTTCTATTTTTCTGTTTTTCTATTTTTCTATTTTTCTATTTTTCTATTTTTCTATTTTTCTATTTTTCTATTTTTCTGTTGTCTTTTGTCTTTTGTCTGTTTGTTTAAAACATTTCTTTGGTAGGTCCTGTCGCTGCACTTCCGAAATCCAATACGGCATATTTGTGCGTACCATCAGCCTGTTGGACAACCATAATGTTCTGCGTATGCAAATCATTATGGAAAATCAAATTCTCTCTCAAACTGGCATCAATCGAATGTCTATTGCAATAGACATCTTTGAAAGATGTGCGAGAAAACACCGCATCTTTTAACACCACGCCATCCAAATATTCCATCATGATATAATAACACCACATGGGGCTGCCCGTTTCATGATCGATATAACAAGAAACGCGGCCATAGGAATAAATATGCGGGACAATGAAATCCAAACGGTCCCCAATTTGCTTCGCGTATTTTTGAAATAAAATCTCATCGAGAAAATTCGCAATGATCATTTCCTGGTACAATTCCTCATACCCCGGGTCCTCCTCTCGGCATGGACGAAACGTGTACGTCTTGATCATGACCCGTTTGGGATAATACTTGTCCAAATCAAACAGTTTGACAACCAATCCCAGCTCTTTTTTGTGTACGCAATATGGCTTGTTTTCTTTGAGTAATTTCGCCACAATTTCTTGATCATTTTTATCCGACGAAAGCATCGTTTTGCTGATCTCATAACGCAATTTTTGAATCTGGCCGTGTATTTCCATATACCTTTTGTAAGTAATCTCATGACCGAGTAAATGTTTCAAATAGAGTCGCATGGCATAAAAGTCTGGGTAGGCCATGCATCTGTCAAAACATGCCGATTTGTATCTCGCCATAATATTCATCGTATCTCTATCAGTCGGCACTTCAATTCGGATGCCATCGTATTTTGCAACACGTTTATATGCGGGTTTCATTGTGAATCAATATGGTAATATTTGGATTTATACAAACAATCCCTGTTGGAAAAAGTTCATCGATTTTATACCTTTACATGCAATAAAGGGCGCATGAAAATAACACCATAGATAGAGTGACCCCTTCAGAGTCACTAAATGTCCAAGTAAATGGTTATAGAGAAAGTCCAAATATCTAATAAAATTGATTTTCTTTTTTTGGAAAAACAAAAGGCACAACTCTCCTCGAATTACTTACAGACAGACAATAGCGAAAAGATGAGCCAATTTCTTGTAAACCTCGGTATTCAATCTTCTACAATTGGTGTGAAGAATTCGGGTGACTATACCATTCTTACACAGGCGTCAAAAAATACAAACAACCCCGAATTGGCTCAGTACCGTTCGATTGTTTACAGAAACGGTCTCGATGGTAAGCCGGTTCTAATGTCCGTAGCTCCTCCAAGCGCGATCGATTTACATGGATTCGAGAAGCAAAATCCTCTCCCTCTTGATAAAAATCATACTATTCATGCGAACGAGGCAATCGAAGGAACTATGATCAACCTCTTCTTTGATCACTTCGACCAAAAATGGGAAATTGCAACCAAATCTGCGATTGCAGGCGAATACTGGTTTTTTCGCACCAATTACTTTGACGGCGATGATAAACCGATTACCTTTCGCGAGATGTTTGTCGACGCAATGATGCCAAAAATAGACATGGACATGGCAAACATGTATGCAGAAGAAGATGAAGACCCCCTACAGAAGATTCCCCTGTTGGAAATATTACCAAAGGACTACAGTTATAGTTTCGTCATTCAACATCCTGCGAATCATATCGTACTGAACCTGACTTCCGTAGCAGTGTATCTCGTGAGCGTATTTCATGTAGGAGACCATGCCAATACGAACCTTGTCGAATGGATTTCGCCTCTCCACTATGAAACGTGGTCACAGTTTTCTTCGAAATATTCGACCATTCAGTTCCCGCGAAAATATGAAATCACGAGTTATGAAGATCTTTGGTCAACATACTGTTCACCTGAATCCAAAAATCATTCGGTTGGTGTTATGATTCATAACCTCGCAAATGGAGAACGTACGATTATGCGCAATCACAACTACGTAGATCTACGATTTATTCGCGGGAATCATCCAAATATGCAATACAAATATTTCGAATTGCGATCTCAACCTCGCGAAATGATGCAGACATTTCTTGCGAATTTTCCGCAATATGTGAATATGTTTGCGACATTTGAAGAGCAGTTTGTAGAGTTTGTCCAACAGGTGCATTCTGCCTACATCTCTTATTACGTCAAGAAAAGTGGCGCGCGAATTGCGAAACGATTGTTTCCGATGATGTACAGGATGCATCATGAGGAGTTTCTTGTTTACCGCCGGACCATGCGCAAAGAGCTTGTCTTCCAGTTCCTGGAGAAACAGAAGATTACGGATCTGATGTATTATATCAATATGAATATGAACGAGATCGATCAAGAGAAGATAGAATAATAATAGATAGAAGATGATAGAAAAATCATAAAATAGAAAAATCATAAAATAGAAAAATCATAAAATAGAAAAATCATAAAATAGAAAAATCATAAAATAGAAAAATCATAAAATAGAAAAATCATAAATAAAAATGGAGGAAATCTATTTTTTGTTTTCATGAATTTCCGTTTTTATGATTTTTCCGTTTTCATTCTTTTTTCTATTTTATATATATACTTCATGAGGTTCTCCTTATTACCAAAATAATTTTGAATAAAATCTTCGTATTCCAAAACACGCAGCTCTTGGATGTTCTCGTACGCAATCAAGACGTCTTCATGCCCGCACGTATAGGCAGTAGATCTTTGTGCAGGATAATATAAATCAGGATCCCCTTCTTCTGCTCTATCAAATGCAATCCATTTGGATGGATCATGTAAGATCTTCAACAAACCCTCTTTTTTTATTTCCTTCATGGCCAATTCTCTTTTTCTCCATTTTTCTGCAATCGAATTCTCTTCGGATGTAAAACCGGAGAATTCTGAAGATAATAGTAATGTGGTATACCCTTCCATATCCCTGGTTTCAAGGCGCTCTTCCAACATGGTTTTCAATTCAGTAAACTGCATGGTCATGATGTTGCGGATGCGGATGCGGATGCTAATGCTATGGGTGTTGTGATTTATTTTATACAAATAAAAAATAAATCAATTTTTTCAAACACCAAACAAAAAAATATAGATATTCAAAAATAGTAAAAGAATGCACGCATCGACATTTAAACGCGATCCAAAAAAACCGGTCTATATCAGCGCAAATGTCATCGGCGGTCTCGGCAACCAACTCTTTCAAATTTTCACTGCATTTGCCTACGGCATTGAGAATGCTCGCAAAATTATATTACCCTATTCACCAGGCACTCCGCAACGACCGACATATTGGTCCCCGGATTCTTTCCTACACGGGATCTTCATATTCACTGTAGGACATGCACCCAATGAATACATGAACCAACTGCTGCGATCGTTTCCGGTATATACTGAAGATAAATTCGAATATAAGAAAATCCCCGATTTTGGCGAGAACCATGTCTATTTAAGCGGGTATTTTCAAAGCTATAAATATTTCGATGCGCATATGCATACTATTCTGGGGCTGTTGCGATTTTCTCAAATTCGTAAGAAGGTTCTCGCCGAATCGGCAGCATGGTTTCAATTGTCGTCGTCAGATCGCACAATAAATATTTCCATGCATTTCCGACACGGAGATTACAAGAAATTTCCAGATCACCACCCCATCTTGCCATACGAATATTATGAAAGTGCATTAGGGCGACTCTTGGAATCGCCAACATTGTTCAAAAATAAAAATGAAAATAAAGAGAACAATAAAATCCGCGTTCTCTATTTCTGTGAATCCGACGATGTGGATGTGATACGACATCAAATTCGGAGATTAAAGTCCAAATTCGAATCTGCGTCGAACCCGATCGAATTCATCCGTGTTGGAGACGATCCTAGTAAATATCAGAAAGATTGGGAGCAATTGGTAGTAATGAGTGCATGCGATGCGCATATTATTGCAAACAGTACGTTTAGTTGGTGGGGCGCGTATTTACACAGTAAAACGATAGATGGCGATGCATCTCATGTTTATTACCCGAGCCAATGGTTCGGAAAAGCATATGCGATGAACAACATGAAGGATCTATTTCCGACGGATTGGATAAAAATCGACTAAAAATTGAAGTCATTTTTCAAAAGATTTAAAAAGTATACCACAGGAATAATACCACAGGAATAGCAAACAAATACAAGGATGTCCACTTCTTCTACTGTTTCCGCTAAGATGAATTATGACTATTTATTGGGTCTGCCTTTGGTGCAAGACATTTCAAAGAAGAATCGGCAATTAAAAAAGAAAAACAAGAGATTGACAAACATCATATTTTCCCTGTTGGATACATTGGTTCTCTCTCGTGAAAAGAAAGCGGCGATTGTACGTCAGGTGGAAAAATCCTATGTTACAGATCCAATAGTAGATGATCAGGAAGAGGAAATTGTCTTTATCAAACAAGAACCGAATGTTGATAAGCCGAACATTGTCTTTGTTATAGAAGAAACACTTCAACAGAATGTTGTCGAGGAAGTTGTTGAGGAAGTCGAGGAAGAGGTTGTTGTTGAGGAAGAGGAAGTTGAGGAAGTTGTTGTTGAGGAAGAGGAAGTCGAGGAAGTTGTTGAGGAAGTTGTTGTTGAGGAAGAGGAAGTCGAGGAAGTTGTTGAAGAGGAAGAGGAAGTCGAGGAAGTTGTTGAAGAGGAAGAGGTTGTCGAGGAAGAGGTTGTCGAGGAAGAGGTTGTCGAAGAGGAGGAAGTTGTTGAAGAGGAAGAGGTTGTCGAAGAAGAGGTTGTCGAAGAAGAGGTTGTCGAAGAAGAGGTTGGCGAAGAAGAGGTTGTCGAGGAAGAGGTTGTCGAAGAAGAGGTTGTCGAAGAAGAGGTTGTCGAGGAAGAGGTTGTCGAAGAAGAGGTTGTCGAGGAAGAGGTTGTCGAGGAAGAGGTTGTCGAAGAGGAAGTGGAGGAGCAAGAGGAAGTGGAGGAGCAAGAGGAAGTGATTGAAATTACAATCAAGGGAAATACATTCTATACTACAGATCCAAAGAATGGAGTCATTTACGATGTCGATGAAAACGGAGAAATTAGTGTAGAAGTAGGAAAGTTTGTCAATGGAAAGGCTGTACTAAACAAAAAATAAAAACAAAATATTCAAAAATATTGAAATATGATTTATAAAATTCATATTTCATTCAATTCTTTGCTCGAATTTTCAATTCTTTGCTCGAATTTTCAATTCTTTGTAAAGTTTTCGAGTATTTTTTTTATAAGTTTTTTTTTTATAACTAATGCGTCGTTGATTTCGATCTCCTTCTATTCCATTTTCACCTCCAATCTGTTGTTGTTTAAGTAGTTCAAGTATATCATCTATATCATCTATATTTTTTGGTTTAGGTGCATCTGATACTTTCTTTTGATCAAGTTCTGACGGTTTTGCTTCCACAGGAACCGCTGGTTTTACTCCTTGTTGTTTTAATGCCTCTTGTTGTTTTATTGCCTCCTGTTTTACCTCAGATACTTCCGTCCATTTTTTCGTTTCAACACTAAAAATGCGTCGACGTGCGCTTTTTTTCAATTGCCAACCATATACTTGAGTATTGGTCAATCCAATGAACGAATCTGTCAGTTTATCCCCACGATAAGCACAATCAATCTCCCTTATGTTTCTATCTGTAACCATACCCTCGATCAACTCAAGTTGTACCAGAATTTCATGCGCAGGTGTTTGCCCAGCAACCATAGAAACTCCTGTATGAAACCGTTCCAAATAATTTGTGAATTCCCTTTGTATTTCTGAATTATGCAGTGTATCAGGATCCATCATATAAATAAAATCATCACCCACTCGATCTAAAAATTCCTGGATAGTTTTCTGTAAAAACGCATTGCTGGATTCACGTGTTGTGTTGGAGAACTGTCGGATTAAATTTACAAAATCTCCGTATTTTTTATATTTTTGTTTTGAAGAAGATGAAATATTACTATCTTCTAAAAAATCAAAATTGATGTCAGATCCGAAATAGTTCTCTAACAAGTAATCATTATCCTTTACAGATTCAATATCTGTAACCATTTTCATAATTTTTTTCAATACCTTGTCTTCATCTGAATTAATGGCCGAAATCGCAGCATATTTTCGAGTAATTAATTCAATGGATCGTTTTAAATTTGCGAGATTTGAGTAAATTACATCAAATGGAGGTGCATCTGAATCTAAATTCTCTAAAATTGTCAATATACGACTTTGTAAATCATATAAAGCATCTCTTAATGCTTCTAATTGCGTTATACTTACTAGACGTTCATTATACGCTAGAGTGTTGACTGACGGCTGTCGTACGAAGGTTAATGAGGTCGGTGCTGGGGTTGATGCGGTTGATTTTGCAAAATTTTGCACATGGATCTTGTAAGTAATTCTAAAAATGAAATATTCTAAACGAGACATGTTCTTAATTTGTGTAGACGTGAATGGTGAGAATTGGTGGGTTTTCTCAAAATTTTCAATCACTTTTACAAGTTTTTCTCTCTCTGTATATGCTTCGCGAATCTCATTAATATCATCCGTCCGAATATCTCGGATATTAGTTATAACGGTCGTAAAATCACTAGGACTAGGACTAGAAACATCTTTTGTTCTATCAATGTACTCTTTACTATTCTTTGGATCTCGATATTTTTGTTTAAAATACATTTTCTTGTTTTCATTTTCCTGTTGTAAACGTTCTTCTTGTAATTCATTCCACTGTTTTAATTCATTGTATTCTTTCAATAATCGTTGATAATCCGTGTGGTTATATATATCACTTACCCATACAACATCGGTTGCCGTATATGTTTTGCCATTGATTTTCAAATAAGAGAATTCTGGATATTTCTCCGAATACTGTTCATCTGTAATACTGGCAAAAGTTCTGAATAATCCAGAGACGACCGTTAATCCAGGTACGGATGTAAATTGACTCATTGGTCCATGATTTATTTTTGCATCCCATGAAGACATGTATGAATTACGAAATGGGTATTTTGTAGAAAACAGAAATGTCAACAACATTCGCACATTCAAATCGATTAATTTGTTTTTGGTTTGAGTTTCGGTTTGATCATCGCCCTTGAATTGAACGCCTCCTATCATCAACATTGGAGACGGAGAAGAAACTAGCATTTGTTTGTATTTTTGGTACACATCTTTAAATCGCGTGGATGCTAAAAGCATGTCCGATTTGTCTCTATCATCACCAGTCTTTCCAAATCGATCGTATAACACATCGTCTAATAATGCATCATACAATTTGAACAATTCCTGTTGTAATCTATTTAATTCTGTCTGTTCTTCATCTCTAGTTGCTGTTAAAGTGGCCAGTTCTCTTTTTCTATTTTCAATATCGGTTTTATAATCCGATTCTCCTAATTGTTTGATTTGTTTTAGGTAGTCTTGAATCGCTTGTTCTGCCTCTTTTAATTGCCTATTCGCATCCAATATATTGGACTCTAATGCAATAATACGAGTATTATAATCGCCAATATTATGAATATTATTAGGAGCACCAGGAACACCATGAAGATCAGCAGGAACAGCACCAGGAACAGCAGCATTTACTGCATCATTAACCTTCACCTCATATACCCGAATCAACTCAATTAATTTATCGTAGGTAGTTTCAAACTGAGTTTTTAAAGTTGTCAACTCGTTTTGTTTTCTATCGTTCTCTTCTTTTACCAATTTCTCTTCTTTCGCATTTTTCAGATCAGTTACTTTTTTTTGCAATCTCTCTTCATCTTTCTTCTTTCTTGTTTGTAAATTCATTGAAATACCATTTGTATATGCATTCATGACTTGGTTAAATGTATCCTTGTTGAAAAAAAACTCCATTTTTTCCGAAAAATGAGCTCCATTCAAATAATCAACCGGATATGGATACGTATACGAAAACAAAGGATACTCCTCTGTAAGATTTAAAAGTTCTCCGGTTTCTTTGTTTTGTATTTCCAACATGGATCTGGTAAATACTACTTCCGATCCGGCGTTTGTTTGCAATCTAATTTTAATAGGTATTGGTTTGAAATCGGTTTTGGATCTAGATCTTGAAAACATATATATTTACAAGATACATTTCATTCCTATTTTTGCGCACTTTTATACCATAATACATTTGAAAATCAAAATCCAATTATATAGAGCAGAATGGTCCGCTAAATTATTTATTCATTTGAAAAATTTCTTCCCACGTTTCAGTTTCCGTATTTTCCGAATCATTATGCTGCTCCTGTTCGCTGGTATAGGATGTACCTGTATTTCCTACACTGTGGATTTTTTCAATTTTGCTGGCAATATTCTTGATATTTTGAATATCCTGTTCAGTCAGTTCTCCCAATTCATTTTGCATTTTTTCCTGGTGGTGTTCAATGAAACTTTCCGGCAGAATGCAATAGGCACTGTCTTCATTAAACAAGAAATCCATACATATGATGAAAACGATTACAATCATCAGAGCAATGTATATATCACGTGTTCCCATCCATGCAATGGCGAATATAAGCAAATCGCGACTAAACGTATATTTCAAATAGGATTCCATCGATTTGCTTAATTTCATAGTGACAAATTTTGACGCAACATTTAAAATAATGATCATTGCCCCGGCAAATAATTTGCTATTGTTCAAATGATGTGTATTATAATTCAACACCGACTGAATGTATAAAAGCCATTTCATAATATCGAATGATTTTGAGTTGGGTTTGGGCGGTTTCGGATATTTCGGAGATTTCGGAGATTTGGCGGGTTTAGAATTTGCAAACATTATAGTATACAAATATTTTATCCATTGATTATAGAATGAACGACCCTGTTGATTATAGAATGAACGACCCTGTTGATTATAGAATGAACGACCCTGTTGATTATAGAATGAACGACCCTGTCGGAAAGACGCGGAAAATAAAACATACGAATCGGTCTAAAACTGCAAAATTTCTGAAATTCGTATGTCCAAATTCCAGCGAATGTATATTATTTGGAAAAGAATCGGATAAAATTCGATCGTTTTTCAACGGGTTCACTGATTTCAAATACTTAGAAACGAATGCAACACGGCTACGAATCCCCTCTAAAAACGGCATCATTCATCGACTCAAATACCGGCGCAAAGAATATGTCGCCTATGCAATCTTGAAAAGCATCAATATGAAACAAAGCGAAGATTCGGCATCTGGATCGTCGAATCCGGACAATCTCATTTACGAATATCTGGTCGGCCGGTTTTTAAACAGGATGTCTCAGCGGTTCTCCTGTTTCATTGAAACATACGGCCTCTTTTTCTACAAAAGCGATGTAGACTTGCGCGAAATGAAAAAAATGAAAAAGGTCAGTGCGGCCACTTTACAAAGTTCTCTCATCATGGAACCTGTTGGAGAAAATATAACCTATGAATTACTTAAAAAATCGTGTGATCAATATAAATACGTGGCTATTCTCCTACAGGAAATTCATGAACCGTTCACTATGTATAGCGCCGTCAAATCTTCGACATTTGTGAAAACCGAACTTTTGCAGACGCTTTACCAAGTCTATTTTCCGCTTGCTACATTGTGCAATTATTTCACGCATTATGATTTGCATTCGGAGAATGTGTTGTTGTACCGATTAGATGCGGGGAAATATGCGACGTTTCATTATACACGAAAAGATGGGTCGATTATCGTGTTTCATTCGCAATACATTGCGAAAATCATTGATTATGGTCGCGCGTTTTTTGTAGATAAAGATATTAATTCTAAAATGTTGCAGAAAACAATATGCAACATTTCGAGTTGTGGTAATTGCGGTAAACGCAAAGGTTATGATTGGCTGAATCCTTCTGCCACATTATCTTCTGATTCTTACATTGCGAGTGATCGATCTAACATCAGTCACGATTTGCGATTATTACACGATATTCGGTCCATCGTGCTTCCAAGATGGTGGAATTCGCATACCGTGGAGTTGGGCAGTTTCATGTATGATCTGGAAACCAAGCTGAAATATGGTGTTGGAATACAATCTGCGGCCAAAAAGGAATATGGAACGAAAGAGAATCGCGCGATTGGATTTCCTTCTGCGATTCATAATGTAGTGGATGCGGAAACTTGGTTGTCTCAGTTGCTTCAATTACCAAGTGTCAGAGAGTCGCAATCTGTTTTTTATACGGGGAAAACGAAAATTGGCGATATATTTATGGATACGGAATCAAGTGTTAGATTTGTTCAATCATGATTTTCTTGATTTTCTTGATTTTCTTGATTTTCTTGATTTTTTTGATTTTTTTGATTTTTTTGATTTTCCTCCATCTATGGTGGATCCATGAAGTATTTTTAAATTTTCTGTAGTTGCTTCAAAAATAAGTATTTTACATGTGTCAAAACTATCGCTTGTACTTACTACATCTACATATTCACGTTGATAATGATTATAATACCTATATGAAACTATATAGACACTCGCATCGGATTCATTTGGATACACCGGATTCACCTCAAAAACAGGATATTCATAATCACTAACCATAATTATACTTTTTATATATCCATGTTGTTGTACTATTTTGTCATTTTTTACTTCTTCTATAATATATTCTTTGTTTGGGTTTACTTCTAATTTATTTTTTAATCTTAATATTTTTGATAATCGTTGTCTTTCACCAATAACACCTTGAATAACACCTTCGCCTTGAATAACACCTTCGCTTTCACTAAGATATTCACTATATTTCTGTTTGACTTCCTCATCCTCTTCCCTTTTTTTTTGCTCTTCCTCCTCTTCCTCTTCCTCCTCTTCCTCCTCTTCCACGTCTAAAGTAGGTTGAACTTTAACTAATTGTAAACTGCGTAAATATCCGATGTTATATTCAAATGTATCTGTATTTATAAATATAAATTTTGTATCGCATCTAAGTATAAATGGGTATACCTTGTATAATTCATCTGGTTTACCAGGTAATTCGTAATATACATGAACTTGGTTTCGCATACCCATCATTTGAATATTTGACATGTATAACAAATATATATTTTAAATATATATTTTAAATATTTGTTATTTTTTTCATAATCAAAATCATAATTCACAGATCGATGTTTATGCAACAACGGCCTTGATGAAATGGTTCTTCATGTACTTCTGAAGGTTGAAGTAAGTGAGCTCATCCTCCTTACCCAGCTTCAAGAGCTTGGCGAGCTTGGCATCAGGGTTGATCTTGCGACCATTTCCAGCATCCTGGAGCTTGTGCTCACGGATGTACTTGTTGATCTCCTTGCTTACATCAGTACGGGCAAGAAGTGAGCCCTTGTCCTTTCCGAGGAAAACAGCAAGCTCATCACTGATCGGAGTGGGCTTGACGAAACCGGATGGCTTTCTGTTTCCAGACGAACGTCTTTTCTTGGAAGAAGCCTTCTGGGCGTTCTTCAATTCACGGTTGATGCTCTTCTCAAGGACTCTGTACTCAGTCTTGAGCATAGCAATGACACCAGAAAGCTGTTGGATCTTGGTGGAAAAGTCAGAGAGCTTGGCGCTGAGAACAGAGTGAACATCAGTCTCATCAACGGCAGTTACAACAGGGGCCTCTCCGGCAGGGGGGACGACCTCCTTCTTGGAATCCTTCTTAGACTCCTTCTTGGAATCCTTCTTGGAATCCTTCTCAACGACAACAGGGGCAGCAGCAGCAGAAGACTTGTTTGCAGTTCTAACCATTCTTGGGGGTTATATACTTCATATAGAGTCTTTTCTAAGTATTTTAACGCACATATTTGTACCAATTATGGGTTTACGGTCAATCCAATATTCCTAAAGAATCCACCCCCGTCTTACCATTTGGATTTTTTGACGTTGATTTGAGGACCCGTCCGTTTTTTACCCTTACTGGGATCATATGCCTCTTCATCGTCGCTGTCCATTCCTTTCGAAATCTCCCAAAATTCTTGAGAACCGAGTTTAAAAGGCGGCCGGTTCTCGGCCTTGTACCAGAAAATCTGGTCATTCAATTTATTCGATTTCGCATTGTTGTTAATGACCAAACATTCATAGTTCTCCGTCGTCTGATCCATGACCGAGTTGAAAGATTCCAGTGTAGGAAACATCGATGCATAATTCTCCCAAATACGTTTCCTGTTGGTCAAATAAGGTTCTCTCAGAATGAAAACATAATCGATGTTGGTTCTCAAATTCGGCGGAATACCTAAAGGATATTGCATGGTAATAATGAGCATTACTTTCCAGTGCCGGCCGTTCATGAAAAGGAGGCGCATCAATTTGTCTTTGGCCCACGTATTGTCATACAGGCAATCGTCGAGAATGACAAATGCTCTCGGATCCAGTGTGCATTTCTTGTACATTTCCATTTCATTTTTCACCTGTTTGAGAATGACTTTTTGTCTTCTTAGAATGTTCTCGATGAGAACCGAGCTATATTCTTCGTGTATGAAAAGTTTAGGAACATGTGCTGCATAAAATCCATTACCAGCTTCTGTTCCGGAAATGACCGTGCCAATAGGAATATCACGGTGATGAAAGAGTAAATCTCGGACCAAAAACGATTTACCAGTATCTCTTCTACCGATCATGACAATGACTGGGCCCTTGTTCTCATCGGGTCTGAAGGTAATCCATCTCATGTCAAATTTTTTTAATTCTAAAGACGATCCCATTAATTATGTATTGATGAAACATTTTATAAAAATCAAAATAACACAAACGATCAAACAATCAAACAATCAAATACGTAAAAAGAACCCCATTATTATATTTGAAAGAAGTATATAATTTTTTGAATGGAAAATTCGCCATTTGAGTTCAACTATTGTAAACATTTTTCATTAGGACTTCCTTCAAAATCGAATGATTTAGATGAATATTTCCCTTTTTCTGTCCAACAGGTGCAATCTTATCATCCATTGTATGATGTGTTTTTTGCAATGAATGAAAAGAACTTCGACACAATTTCACTCAACCATAGATTTCAAATAACGCAAATTGAAGATGATTTAGTAAACGGAACCCTGTTTGAGACCGAAACCAAAACAATTTCTACTAAACCCGTCTTTGTCAAATTTGCACCGTTGCTTGATCCGCTGCGATTTCTTACAGGTAGATACAGTGCTACGGGCGATGAGCTACGGCGATTTTCCAAACTGGACACGCCTGGGTTTGAAAAATTGCAGACGGTGCACAATGCATCCTACGTGGACAATTTCTTCTGTTATTTGTCGTCGCAGATGTTGAATCATCATGGTTTTGCGAATGCCGTCGATTATTACGGGTCGTTTTTGGGATTACAGGAAGCATTCAAATACAATGTGGAGGACGATTTAGAGTACTTGATTCAACATGAATATTTTACAGAGAACCGTGATAAATTCTATGTATTGGATGGTATTGCGTCGCAATATCTGGTTGCGAGAAACATGGGATCTCAATGCAATAAAAAACGGATTGAAATACTGGAGGATATGAATCCGGACGAAACGAAAGATCTCCTGTTGGATATTGTTTGCGATGATTTGGAAATGTCATCGGATGTTATTGTTCAGGAGCTAGAACCAGTATTGGATATTATGAATGGGGAAAGTGTCGCTGATTGCGAATGCGTGAAAAATGAAAATCAGACGAGTTCTTCGAAATTATCTTTATATTCATCGACCTCAACCGACGATGACGACAGTGATTTGAACTATACAGATGATGATGATCAATGCGATGATCATGATGAATCAGAATCATCAGGATCAGAATCATCAGGATCAGAATCATCAGGATCAGAATCATCGGGATCAGAATCATCAGGATCCTCTGGATCAGAATCATCAGGATCCTCTGGATCAAATGATGAAAATCCATGTTATGCGTATTTGAAAAATTATCCTGTACAAATGATATTCCTCGAAAAATGTAATGGAACCATTGATGAATTGTTCGAAAAGAAACTCATCGATGAAGAAATTGGAAATGCTGCACTGATGCAAATTATCATGATTCTGATTGTCTTTCAAAAATGTTTTCATATGACACATAATGATTTGCATACAAACAACATTGTATGGAGTCATACGACTGAGAAATTCCTGTATTATAAATTCAATAATAAAGTCTATAAAGTTCCAACATATGGCCGTATTTTCAAACTCATTGATTTCGGTCGCGCGATTTATCAATTCCGCGGAAAAACGTTCTGCAGCGACAGTTTCGCGTTCGACGGAGATGCCGCTACTCAATACAATTGCGAACCATTTTACAGTGACAAGAAACCGCGGTTAGAACCGAATTATGCGTTTGATTTATGCCGTCTTGGATGTTCTATTTTTGATTTCCTGTTTGAAGATCCAAAAAAAGCCATTGACTCCAAATTAGATAGTTTCCAACAGACGATTCGCAGATGGACGCAGGATGATAATGGGCACAATATTCTTTATAAGCGAACGGGTGAAGAACGATACGAAGGGTTTAAATTGTACAAAATGATTGCGAGAACAGTGCATGCTCATAGACCGGAAGCACAGTTGGAATATCCGAATTTCAAGGATTTTGTCTTGAAAGTAGGGAATGCAGTGAAAGTTGCCGATCTATTTGATATTGATCAACTCCCGTATTATTATTGATTGTCATGAAAATAAAGAGAATAAAATAATCAAAAAATGGCTTATGATTATTTTATGTATAGTGCAACCATTTTATACATGGTTTGTTATGTTCCGGAATTATATGCAAATTACATCAATAAAAATGCAAATATGTATAACGTCCTTGAAAAGGTCATCATGTTGACGGCATGTTCTCTTGGATTGTCATATGCCCCAGCCAATCAAAATACTGCGCTTATTATTAACTATGCTCCAACTATCGCTCTCGACGTTCTTGCACTTATGATGCGATTGTATTATGTTTTTGATAGACGACATCAAAATCATCTTCCCATTACAAAATCCGAAAGCTCCATCACAAGATGAGTTCTGAATGGAAGAAAGAGAACCGCAAACATTTGAAAGTCAATGACTAAAATGAAATATAGAAATATAAACAATAATATCTAAACATGGAATTTGCGGATTTATACGGAAAAGACAAGAGCGGCAAAACCAAAATATGGAAAGCTCGCGTCTATGAAAAAGAACAAGAAACAAATAAAGCCATTCAATCCATCGTAATCGCAGAAATCCAACACGGTCAGTTCAACGGTGCCATGCAAACCGCCATTCGCGAATACACTGTTGGAAAAAACATCGGGAGGAAGAACGAGACCACTGCATTTCAGCAAGCCGTTGCAGAAACCAAACGTAAATGGCAAGACAAACAAGAAAAAGAAGGATATACAACCACTCTGAATTCTTCTTCGAATTATCCATCCGATTCTTCGAATCAACCATCTGATGATTCTTCGAATCATAAGTCCGAGAACCTGCGCAAAATATTCCCTATGTTGGCCCATACATTCGATCCCGCATCAGTCAATCCAAACACAATAAATGCCAAAAGATCCAAGAAAAACGGAATTGTATTCCCATGTTACGTCCAGCCAAAATTGGACGGACTTCGCTGCATATGTGTTATGGATGCAAACGGCAAAATCTGGTTGCAATCGCGCACAGGATCTTATTTTGAGAACTTGGATCATTTGTATGCAGAATTGACCGAAATCTTCCAAAAACATCCGGGCATTGTTCTCGACGGCGAGTTGTATACTACAGATATGCCATTCGAAGAACTTGCAGGACTTATCAAAAAGAAGAAACTGGATCCAGAAGGCAATGATAAGGCACGTCTCACAAAAGTAAAATATCACCTGTATGACTGTATTCTGCTGTCTGATCAATCACATAATTCTTTCGAATTCAGATGGAGAGAACTACGTAGATTGGTGTCGCCTGATTATACAGAATTGCAATTTGTGGAAACCGAATGGTGCAATGATTTAGAAACATTTCGTGATTTTTTTGCCGCGTTTGTCCAAGAGGGTTTTGAAGGAATCATGTTGCGCAATCAAGGCGGACAGTATCGCGAGAATTACAGGAGCCACGATTTGCAGAAATACAAGGAGTTCGTCGAGAACGAATACGAAATCACGGGATTCACGGAAGGCGATGGTCGCGATAAAGGCGCAATCATTTGGATGTGCAAAATTCCTGTATCGAATACTATATTCAATGTACGACCGAAAGGCACGATGGAATACAGGCGCGCGCTGTATACGGATGCAAGTCAACATCCTGCGAAATATATCGGCAAAATGCTGACGGTGATTTATCAGGAATTGAGTGAATACGGCGTGCCAAGATTCCCTGTTGGAAAAGCCGTTCGAGAAGATTATTGATTTGCAACGTATAAAATCTTATCATATAATATATAATGTATTCACGTAATTCGCGTAATTCGATGATGAATTCTTTGAAAATGAAAACCAACAAAACTCTCAAGAAAATGGTAAATATAAAACAACAATTGGTTGAATTTATGACACATTTGCAAGAAGATATTAATGAAAATATGGATAGAATTTTAGAAATTGAATGGAATCTTGAAAATAGAGAACCGATAAGTATTGGAGTATTTGCAACCATTGATAATATGAATGACAAACTTGTATCTATGGTTTCTGAAAAAAAAAAGCTGGATCAAACATATAATAAGTTACATAATGCAATTATAAACAAACTAGACGAGTATAAGAGATTGACTGTTAGGAGTCATTCTCCTGTAAGAAAATCAAATTCAAAAACAAAAAAGAAATATAATTCTATTTAACCCTTTATTGGATCACAAACGATATAAATGAATATGTAACTATACATTGTTGAAAAATTCAACATATGCGGACGTATAGCTCAGTTGGTTAGAGCATTGGTCTTATGAGCCAAAGGTCGCGAGTTCGAAACTCGTTATGTCCATTTTTGTAAAATATCTTCATTTACGATATTTGCGTGTTTTATTCGCGGACAATTTTTTCACCAGTAGATTTATGTTTGATCTCTGTATTTTGATAATGATTCGGCATTATTATATATATGTATAATATATATCATATCAAATATATCATGAATCCCGAAATATTTGTCCATTTGTTTCATATACTCATTGTCGGTTCATTGTTTATTTATGTTGGTATAATTCGAGAAAAAATGCCGAGTATACTATTTCCAATTTTGCTAGGACTTGGTGTAGTTATAATTATTTATCACATCTATAAGGCGTATCGCTATATGAAAGCCGATAAGCCATATTGGGTAAATCTGATTCATATTATTTTAATTGGTCCTTTACTCGTTTATATTGGGTATAATAAAGAGGATACAAGCAGACGTTATTTCGAAATATTGCTTATGTTGGGGTTTGCGTCGATTGGTTATCATGGTTATTATTTATTTCAATGATCCATCTGTTGGATAAAACCGATATAAAAATAAAAATAAAATAAACATAACACAAAAATGCGTCTTTTTGTTATGACAATGATTGCAATGAAAACCATGGCAACAAAGACTGTTCCAGCAATGACACCATCTCTTTCTACACTGACACCTCCAAATTGCATTGATTGTAAATTCTATATTCCTCCAACAGGTGATTCGGGTATTTCATTGCCGAAATGCGCATTTTACAAAAAAAAACAGTTGGTGGAAGGCGTGGATACGATCGATCATCCATACTGTATTAAAATGCGTCTATTTGATGAATTCTGTGGGAAAGATGGAAGACGGTTTGTTAGAAAGGATTAAATAGAATCGTCGTCATCGACCTCTAATTCCATTTGTTCGTCGTCATCGGCTATTTGTTCGTCGTCATCGGCTATTTGTTCGTCGTCATCGGCTATTTGTTCGTCGTCATCGTCTGATTTTAAGTCATCATCTTGTTGTATTTGTACATTTTGCATGCGTTCATATGCATTCAAAATCCGGGTTGTCATTCCGGGTTTCAACTGGAGATGATTTTGCATAAAATCCATTGTAGGCGGTTTTTTAAAACTTGGAGTAATTTCATTGAATCCAATTTCTTTTTTGCAAGGTTTAAATGGAGCGGTTATTTTAACCTGTTTTCTGCCAAATGCAGGATTTACGTGTTCAAGTTCATGCAACATCGTATTGAGTTTCATGAACGATTTTGCGCGCGTCCAATGTTTTAACGAATATTCGGATTTATAGTGTTCCATCAGATATGGTCGCATAACTTCAAGCAAGGTTTTTTTCGGAAATCTTGGGTGGATTTTTATATTTGCAATACTGTGCTTTTCCAACATTTCATTTATAATAACTCTCAAATGATAATGATCACATCCCATCGTATTTACGTAATTGACAATGTACTCATCTCGAATGTCGTCTTCGTGTTCGTTCAGGAATCTTTGCAAATGAAACCCCGTCAGAAAGAATTGATGGATAAGCGGCGGCATTAGAAACGTACTTTCGCGAATGGCGAAATAGATGGAATACAATTCGGATTTTGTAAAAGGCTGGTTCGTGTATGGATTTTTACACGGAATTGGTTCAGAAAAGAATCCCGGTGAATGCAATAGAGCCGTCTTCAAATGATTAATCAACTCTTTTACCGTGAATACGTATTTTCGCCCGTTTTGCATAATCGTCAAAGTGTTTTTCTGGCCCTCTCTAACAGGGTTCATGAGCAAATCATCCGTGTTGTACACCGGGGTTTTTTTCCATCTATATATTTTTATAAAAGTTTTAAATGCAGAGCGAATTTGCAGCAGTTTGCAGTAATTTTCCACGAAAAGATCTTTATTTTTTTCAAACACGAATATCGATTCGATCGTCTTCTTAAATTCGCCGATTCTTTCCAAATTGGTTTTTGTTTTCATTGCATTTTCACACATGATACGTATTGTAAATTCATCAGTTGACCAATTATTCAATTTCATTGGTGAGAACCCATCAATATATGCGTAGTATAATTCGGATATAGACATGCTTGCCATTATGCGATGCGATGCTTGTTTTTAGAATAGAATATATCTATGTTCTATAATTATATATTTGTATCAATTTTATGTTAGAAGCTTTATTAAGATTTTATTACTTTTTTTTAGAAAACGAACGTAGTAGTAGTAAAAATAAAACAACAATTGATTCGGTACTATGTTCCGATCTTGATTTTCTAATTATTTTGCCGGATGAAGATACTAAAAAAGAAAAAGATTGTTGGACGTTTTTCTATAAAACGAAAATAGAAATCCTGATGGATTTAGATATTTTATTGCCAGGAAACTTGGAAATTATCTCCAACAGTGAATATATTGCGAATAATTGTAAGTATTCGTCCAATCTAGATATAAATCAATTGTATGTAAAATTGCCAAAAGAAGGAAAATATGTAGCCGTTCAAGATTTTACGCGATACTATCTATGTTCTCAATTGATGGAATTGAAAACCGTATTAATGGGATTGAATGCAGAATCGGCAAATATTTCTGGCATTGGACCCATTTGCAATATGCATCGCGGTATTGAAATGTATATGGAAAAAATGGGATTTTTTCATCATGAGGCAAACACCATTGAGATAAAATTCCCGTGTGTTCACATAGCAGAACAAATTATATTGAATAAGAAAAAATTGTTTTATTGGGATAAATGGGAAAGATTGATCGAACAAAGAAAACAGGGAGCGAATTATTATGATTTCGTCTTTATCTATGAAACTCCGATTTTTTTTTTGAGAACAATTCCAACATTGAATGAATTGAACATATTGTATCATAATCCTAACCATGAAGGTGGGCGAATCGAATTGATGTACGATATTTATTATTATCCGATTGAAATGGTTGATATTTCGGAATAATTCATTTTTCAGAAAATAAATATAATCGGTTTACAATATTTATTTGTATGTTCTCAACTATTTTGGAAACATTCTTCGTACAGAAAAAATCAACAGAGAACCATTTGATCGGATTTGAAGACGTTCTCAAATTTATAAAGATAAGGAAAAATAGAGACCTAGTGAATAAGAACCATCGGAAATACGTAATAATCAACACTCTCCCTGCAAATGAACAGAACCTGCTTATCGAAGAAACCCTGTTGGAAAGTACCGAAGAAAAAACCATCAACCAATTTATAGAAGATTATGAAATGGAAGATGTAAACATCATAGTGTATGGCAAGAATTCTGCTGACGGATCCGTGTGGGAAAAACATCGCCAGTTATTGAAACTCGGATTCCGCGAAATTTATATTTATTCCGGTGGATTATTTGAATGGCTTTTACTACAGGAAACCTATGGTGTAAATGAATTTCCTACAACTGCAAAATGCGGCGATATATTGCATTATAGGGCTTTACCCCATTGTATAAAAAATTGAACTTCTTTTTTTAGTATTGAATAGAATTATATCACCCCCCTCCGTCCCAATATAAGACACGCATCACCCATCAACTTTACCAAACAATGGCATCGGAATCGCAAACATTTAACTGTAAGAATGAACTATGTAAGAACCCTATTACAATTGCATTGTTAGGACCGTTTCATAAGTGTCCAAAATGTCACGCCCCCTACTGCAAGAATGGTTGCAAAGAACGAGCCATATTCGGCGGCGTACAATGTTCTCGATGTTTCGATGATGATACATGTAAAGAGTGCAATGTAGCCATCGATCGAACCAAAAACCACTGCCCACAATGCTTGAAGAAATTCTGTAAGGATTGTAAAGAAACTGAACTAGTGGATTCTTCGGATTTTTGCGAGGGGTGTTATTTGAACTTTTGTGCGGATTGTGTGGATTATGCGGAACCAAGATACGAAGAGGAAGAAGATTTTGCGGAACCAAGATACGAAGAGGAAGAACCAAGATACGAAGAGGAAGAACCAAGTTACGAATAGGATGGATTTCGATACGAAGACCAAAAATACAAAAATACAAAAATACAAAAATACAAAAATACAAAAATACAAAAATACAAAAATACAAAAATACAAAAATACAAAAATACAAAAATACAAAAATACAAAAATACAAAAATACAAAA